TTTAAACCCTTGAAGAAATAAAATGGGACATTTTATTTCTCCAAGGGTCGGATATCAGTAACGATTTGAAATGACGCCCTCTGGGGCGTCCCATTTTAAATCTTCACTGGTATAAACGCCGATTATATTTGATAATTCTGCCTTCAGGCAGAATTATCAATATATAAAGGCGATTTCTCTGTACTGCGCAGCGAAAAGTAACAGTTACCTAATAACATTTATTCAACCCTAGGCTAAAGCCTAGGGTTGGATATCCAAAAACGGCTTGGGTCGTTTTTGAATAAAAGATGCCGACCCGAAGAGCCCTATAGCCCCCGAAGGGGGCATTGGGCGGGGAGGGGTCGGCATTTCACTTCGTAGTAAATGTTAAAAGGTGTAAAAAGGGTTAAAGCGAACCGTAGTATATATATCAACATGTCAGAAAACAATCAGTCGATTGAAGATGTCTATCAATTTTGGAATAGTAGACCATGTAATATCAGACATTCCAATAAAAAAATATGTTCTAAAGAATATTTCGAAGAAGTCACAAAGAGAAAATACATGGTGGAGCCTCATATAAAAGAGTTTGCCGACTTTGAAACCTATAGGGATAAATATGTGCTAGAGGTTGGATGTGGTATAGGAACAGCCGCGCAAAGTTTTATTGAACATGGCGCGATCTATTATGGATGCGATTTATCAGATAAATCCATCGAAATAGCTAAAAAAAGATTCGATGTGTTTGATTTATCTGGAACAGTTTTCACTGCCAATATTGAAAACTACATTTCACCGAATACACAGTTTGATTTAATATATAGTTTCGGCGTTTTACATCATACACCAAACACAGAAAAAGCCATTCAAAATATTTGGAACATGTTAAAGCCAGGTGGCGAATTCAAACTCATGATGTATGCCAAGAATTCATTGAAATATTTCGAAATTACAGATGGATTAGATCAATATGAAGCACAAAATGGGGTTCCTATAGCGAAAGTATATACACATGAGGATATATATGCCCTATTGTCCGATTTTGAGAACATTCAGATCAAACAAACACACATTTTCCCCTACAAAATAGAGGAATACAAGAATTATGTATATGAAAAAAAGGATTATTTCGAATGTATGCCAGTTGAATTATTCCAATGTCTAGAAAAAAATCTGGGCTGGCATTTATGTATCACTTGTCGTAAAAGGGTGTAAAACGAGATAAAACCAATTCAACATAAAAGATATAATGTCTTGCGCTATTTACATCGTCAATTATAAAGACGAAGAACGTCGCCGAAAGATGTCACAAAGGATAAAATCCATTGGTCTTGACGCCCATTTCATCGCCCCCGTATCGAATACTGATCCTCGTATTTGCAACCAACCCATTTCCGATTTTGAAAAAAGGTCATGGTCCGCGTTTTTCCAGCATGTCGATTGTATGCGCGACTTCTTGGAAAATACGACATACGATTATTGTATTGTGTGTGAAGACGATATTCTCCTTTCGAGAACCTTACGTGATCAAATCCCACAAATCATAGACCTTTATGACACATCCGAGTTGGATATTTTACTTCTGAGTTATTTATGGCCTTTCGATGTAGCCGAGGATCTATATTTTCCGGTTCTTCAACGAACCAGTGAATGGAAACTTCAGGGATATCCCGACGATTTATGGGGAGCGCATATGTATTTTTTCTCTAAAAAACATGCTAAAACCATGGTCGAACGGTATACTCCTGAATTTGCGCTTTCAGAGAAACAACAGGGACGTCCTTTCTGTACGGACTGGCAATTCACTAAATTCGGAAAACGCGCTCTTCTAGTTCCTATGGTGGGACTAGAAGAAGGCGAAGTCAAAACCGACCACCAGGGGCAAATCGATTTCCATCGCACCGTTTTCCGACATCATTATCGAGAGGAATTGTTTGTATAAACCCTCCTTTCGCATATAGTCATAAAGGGGTTAGACACAAAAACATAACATATGCTATATGTTACGTTCGATTTGGATTCTACCGATGATACACCGATTTCGACAGTGGATGAGTCTTCCATCATATAGACCCTTTGTTTTTCCCGAAGGATGCCGTCCCAATATCAGCGATCCAACGACATTCGAAACCAATGTTACAATAGATATCGAACCTATGCTGAATTACACTCTGGCAAATGACTCTATGTGGGAGGAAGTCATCCAATTCGAGGATACTATCCAACCAAAAACCGATTGGGAAGACATGATGCAGTTCGGGATGAGCGAAGCCTAGACGGTTGGAAAGAACTCCCAATCCAACTCCATACATACCTTCTTCCAAATCATGTCCTGGTCCAATTGTTTCTCGCGGTCCTTCATCATCGGTATATACGGCAAATACTGCGTCTGGTCCAAAAGGACACATAATTGATAGAGGGTATACGTATAATTGAAAAAATTCCGGCGATTGGGCGGGCAATGAAGAGACCAAGGCTGCTGGATTTCTATAAACAACACACACAGGGTTTCGTGTAATTCCTCGCTCATAATCGGCGGTTTCACCCCGAAAATCGAATTGATATATTGAATATGTTCAAAATATTTATTGAATCCCAATTTCCGCAAGATTTCGCGCATCTTGTCATACGTGATTTCTTTGTAATCGTGTATCCGCTCTTTTTTAATCCGGTCTTTAATGGCCTGGATGACCTCGTCCGGAATCTGCGTCGTCTCCTTCGCCTGGAATTGCGACAGAATCTCTTTGAAATGATTGAGCCGAATATACGCCGTATAAGACACCTCGTTCGGCGGCTCTTTATTCGTCGGTTTGGACGAATCCACAATATACGAAATGAACTTCCCACATGCCGAATGATTACAAATCAAAATCCCCTCTTCATCCTGTGGTATCAATTCACCTATATGACAATATTCGCACACATCGGAAGATACAATATAATCCTGGATATTCATATAATCGTTTGTGACATTCCGCCAGTAGGCTTGATAGGTTTTCCTCGATTGATTGTATTGGGTCGAATGAGGGTTCGTTTTTTCGGGGTTCGCCGATTTGATTTTGAAAAAAGAGTGGAGAACATTGGTGCTTCCTCCCCCCGTCGAAATATCCTTTTTTTGTTCAAAATATTCGAAAATATATTTCGAGTTTTCCAAATAATACTCCTTTTCTTGATTCATGACTTTCTTTAATTCTTGCTGTTTTTTTTGGAGCCAATCTTTTGTATCCATGTAGTCATCAATATTTTTTTTGACCCCTTTCAACCTCGTTTTTAATTGTTCGATCTCTTCTCTTAGTTTAGGAATTCTTTCGGTTTGATTTTTGGCAAATTGGGCCACAAATTCGGAATGTTTTTCGTCGATCGTTTTGACCGATTTCATATATTCAAAAAAGCGGCGGATTGTTTATACCCTTTGGTTCGCTTCGTAAAAAATACATTATTTAAACCGTCGACGAATGTATATGCAGTCTGCCGAAGAAATACAAGTGAAAAAAAAAAATTTCCAAAAAATGCTTCTCATCACCAACGCGATAGAGAAAGGCTGGTCGGTCAAAAAGGTGGATTCTGCTTACATCTTTCGCAAGAAAACAGAGAACAAGAAGGAAGTTTTCCGCGCCGATTATCTAGAAAAGTTCATCGATTCCAATTTAGACATCAATCTGCTCCTTCAATAGCCTGGGTCTCTTCTTCGACAGAGTCCTCCAATGTGAGGATGAATCCGCCCCCCTCCACAAACATAAATCCTTTATGACTCTCTTCCGCGGATTCTTTGATAGACGACCTTTGTATTTTTACGATTTCTCTCGGATCGATATCATTGAATTGGACCTTGGTGTTTAGATAAGCCGAAAAGAAAATATTGTCGTCGGTATGGATAATGGTGAGAACATTGGAGAGTTTCGAAATCATAAAGAGAATATTGGTGACAAAATTCAGCAGGGTTTGATTCCCTAAACTACGGGGGTAGATCACATTCCAGCTGAAAATCGTATTCACGATGAAAAGGGTGCTGGCGAAATAACTGGCATATTGATAGTGTTGAACGACCTGTTGGAGTTGGGCTTTTTTGTATTCGGGGAAGATATCGATCCGTTGGCTCACCGAATCATTGTCCGTTGATATCGTAGGATTGACTTCCAGGAGTTTGATCAGCTTTTCTTCGCGCCGGATTTCGGTCATATACATGAGAATAAACGCGGCGACGGTGATATAGTTTAGAATGAACCCGATCCTATATTGTTGGTCGGTCTCATTCATGTTTTGGGTCAGTGTGCACATATCGTTATTACAATCTTGGGGAATGAAAAGGAGAAGAAGCGAAGAAACCATGACACGATAGAGCTCTAAGGACACACTCACGGCCATATTCGATTTTTGTTGGAAGTCTTGGCTGGTGACGGTGTCGTATAGGATCTGATAGAAGGTCTTGGGTAGGTAGGTGAATGGGTCCATCTATAGTAGGGGGACATATAGTAGGCTGGCCCTACGACCTTATCTCAAAGGGGTTCCTCAAGGGGTTCCTCAAAGGGGTCAATAATATTCCTTTATGAAGATGAAATTATTGTTCGGGGAAAGAGTTAAATAAACAATTCTCTAATAAACAC